TTAATTTGGGCCAAATAACAGAAAACTTAAACATTTAAAAACAACTATATGAAAACCATTAACATCAAAGGCAAAGATTACATTACAGTTAACGAACGCCTTATTTATTTTAGAAGTCAACCAGAGTTTGAAGGTTGGCAAATTAGCGAAACAATTGTTTCGATTGACGACAAAGAAGGGATTTTTAAAGTGACAATATTAAATCAAAAAGGGTTTGAAATTGCATCATCACACGCCCAAGAATACAGAGATTCAAGTTATATCAATAAAACATCATTTGTTGAAAACGGGTTTACTTCAGCATTGGGCCGCGCATTGGGTTATTTAGGTATTGGAATTGATACGTCAATCGCTTCAGCTAATGAAGTACAAAACGCCGTAAAGAATCAAACAACGGCCCCTAAAGATGATAAAAAGTGGTTAACGGAAGCGCAATTGAATGCAACGTTAAAAGCTACCAAAGACCAAGCGGAAAAGGTTTTAAACACCTTTAAAATGAAAAAAGAATATAGAGATAAAATAATAAGTAAGTTTAATTTAAAATAGATAAAAATGAGTATTGACAAAAAGTATGAACACCAAAATGGAAACGGAAGTTTATTTAAGAACACAAACAAAACTTCAGACAACCAACCGGAGTATTCGGGAACTATCAAACTGCAAGATGGCAGCGAACAACAAATTGCGGCTTGGGTTAAAGATGGCGCAAAAGGAAAATTCTTTTCATTGAAATTAAGTGATCCTTATGTTAAACAAGAGGCGGCCCCGGTTGCTGAAGGCGGTGATGATTTACCGTTTTAATTAATTATTGACATTCAAAACAATTGGCGGTTCCTTCGGGGATCGCTTTTTTTTTACATTATTTTAAAAATAAATTGTTTATTATTTGTTTATAACTAAAATAATATATATCTTTGAAGTGTTGCAACTAAGCAACCACAAAATAAACATAATATGACTACAATATCAAACACTACAAGAGCAAACATTATCGCTAAAACATCATTTAAAGACAACAGCTTAGAAGGTGAGTTATTAATTACGCTAATGACTTGTGAATTATCATTTATTAAAGCGTTTAAAATAGCAAAGCAATTAGCACAATAAAAACAACTCGGGCCGTTAACGCGGCCTTTTTAATTTAAACACTATGAACATTGAAACACTTAAATTTTTGCAATATCGCATTGAAGCGATGGAAAACAAAATCGAAAAATTAAACGGTATTATTCAAGAACAAACCGATCACATTTTAAACGACTGTTAAAACTATGAAAACACAATTTGACGCGAATGAAGTTTATCATTCATCACCCGGAATAAGCGCTTCAGGCCTTAAAACAATACACAAGAAATCTGTTTATCATTTCTTAAAACAAAAGCCATTTGAATCATCTGCGATGGCATTAGGTTCAGCGGTTCATTGCGCTATGTTAGAACCCGAACTTTATTACAAGGATTATCACATTATGCCAAAGATTGACCGCCGCACAAAGGCCGGAAAAGAAGCGTTTGAAATCGAATCAAAAAAATCTGAAGGCAAATTGCTATTGGGTTTTGATGAACATAATAAAATCACAAAGATTTTAGATAATTTTAGAAACCACGATTTGGCCCAAAAATATTGTAAAGGCGAAATTGAATTGTCACACTACAAAAAACACGATGATATTGATGTTCGCATTCGGCCTGATGTTTTAAACCGCGTTGAAAATTTTATTTCGGATGTTAAAACGTGCCAAGATAATTCACCAATTGCATTTCGCCGCGATGTTTATAAATATGGCTATCATTTACAATGCGCCTTTTATTCCGATATGTTAGGCGTTCCGGCTGAAAACTTTCGCTTTATAGCCGTTGAAACTAATTGGCCGTTTTCTGTTGAGGTTTACGCGTTAAGCGATGAAATGATTCAACAAGGGCGCAAAGGTTGGCAACGTGCTTTTAATGATTGGAAAATATATGTTGAAACCGGAATCATATCGGGTTTTATTTGGAATGAATTTAATAATGATGGCTCTTTAATACTATAAAAAAATGACTTTAGAAGATTTAATAAAAAATGTAAATAATTACTACAACGTTGATATTCGTGAAAACTCAAGGCAAAGGGATATTGTAATGGCCCGCGCTGCATTCTATTGGTTGGCGCGTAACACAACGAGGTTTTCAATGAAAGTGATTTCTGAAGCCGTTGGCCGTGATCACGCTTCAGTTATTCATAGCTTAAAAAACATTGATGATTGGATTCGATTTGATAAAGTATTTAATCAAAGATTCGAAAATTTAAAAAAACTTGTTTTTAATGAAATAAATGATTATACTATCAGCGCCGAATCAATGGTTTATAAATATAATTCACTTTTGATTGAAAACGATATATTAAAAAACGAAAATAAAAAATTAAAAAATGGCGTTACAAATTAAAATAAAAAAAACAAAAAAGGATTATTATAAATTAACGCTGATTTCGGATAATAAAATATTTATTGGCGAATTTGAACGCTCTGAAATTAGGAAGATAATTGGCGTTTTGGATAACGAAATATAAAAATGGCAAAAATAAATCCATATCAAAAATATTTAAAGGGTGAAGATCAGCTTCAGAGGGCCGTTATGAATTACATCGAAATGCAATATCCCGGAACAATTTACACCCATCCAATGAACGAAGGTAAAAGAACGCCATTTGAACAATATAAAATGAAATACCTTGGCGCAAAACCCGGAATCCCTGATTTATTAATTTTTACACCAAATGCAAATAGAGGCGGTTTAGCGCTCGAATTAAAATACAAATATAACAAACCTACACCAAATCAAAAAAAGTGGCTTAAATGGCTTGAAAACTGCAACTGGGCGGTTGATTGGCATAATAATTTCGACGATTGTATTAACACTATAAACAAATACTTTAATAATGAAATTTAAAAGTTAAAAAAATGAAATATAAGGGAGTTTATTTTGATGATGCAAATCAAAAAATTAGGTGGACACAATCCGATTCGGATAAAATTGCCGTAACATATCACTATGTTGGTACATCAACGCGGGTTGAATTTGATTTATTGATTGAATTGCTATGGTTTAAATATGAAGATTCAGAAATTGATATTGATGAACTAAAAAAAATATTTAATGATTTGCGTTCTTTTTGTGACAATGTGAAATATAATCACATTTTATAAAAGATTATTTTTTATATTTGTAAAGTTGAGTTGCGGCAACACTAACTTTTTTCAATACCCTATTGATGACGCGCCCGCAACCGCTGATTTGATAGGGTTATTTTTTTACTATGGACATAAACAAAATATATAAACCAAAGAAATTCGAAAGGTTTACAATCGTGCCAAACACTATATTCAGGCATAAAGGAATTTCATCAAGCGCAACCGGATTATATTGTTGGCTTTTTTCACACGAATCAAAAACAGAAATGACCGTTCAGTTTATTTGCGGTCATTTTAAGGATGGAAAAGACGCCATTAATACACGTTTAAAAGAACTAATTAATTTGGGGTTTTTAGTGCGTAAAGAAATAAGAAAAGGCGGAAAATTTGCCGGTTATAATTACTATCTAAATGACAAACCTAAGAAGGTAAAGCCCACCGCAACGGGAAAAACCGCAACGGTGAAAACCGCGGCGGTTAAACCGGGCCCGGTAAATCCGCAACAAAGTAATACTAATATAAACTATATAACTAAAGAAATACTAAAAGAAGAAATACCCACGAAATCGAAAACGCCTCAATACAATTCAACCGTTTTAAAGGCGTTCCCGCATTTTGTAGAATTATTTCCTATTCAATATAAACCCAAAACACAAAACCAAAAAAACCGTTGGATGGATTGTCTTGACAAAATCCAAAGAATTGATAAATATGATTTGCGCGATGTTTACAATATCACAAAGTTTTTGCGGGCCGATGATTTCTGGCAAACTAATTTTTTAAGTATTTTAAAATTTAGAAATTTAGATAAAAACGGGATTAAATATATTGATCGTTTTATGCTGATGCAAAAATCAAAAACAAAACCAATAGGATTTCAAAAAGTAAAGGGATTAAATGAATTTTATATATACACAAGTGCTGCGGATGGAAAACAAGAATTAGGCGCCAAAACAAAAGGCGGTGAACTATTTGAATTTCATTTAAAACAATTAATGCAAACCAATGAATTTAATGAATTAAAAACTTATATAATAAAAAATCAATAATATGCTGCAAATAAATGAAATATACACGTTAGACATTCACGAACAAAAGATTGTTGAATTAGTGGCCGAAATGCGCCAATCTAACAAAGAAAAAACTGGTTGGGATGGTGCGGGCCGTGTTGCTGAATTTGGTGGCGTTAACTTAAACGTTTTTGGATTTGGCGCTGAATACATATTTTGTCGCGAAAAAAACACGTTCCCAGATTTTGAAATTAAAAACACTTCAAAGCGTCAAAAAACAGATGATTACGATTGCAATTGGCTTTCAATGTCCGTTGATGTAAAGACATCACAAAAACAATATCCGCTAATGGTTCCTAAGTTTAACAAATGCGATGTTGATTTGTTTGCTTTTTTTGTTTGTGAAAAATATCCAAACTATCAGTTTAAAGGATATGCAACAAACGAAATGTTATTTCAGGAATCCAATTTAAGGCAGACCCGAGTAATGGCGTATTGCTTAGACCAAAACAAATTAGTTAATGAAGATGAACTTTTATTTCTGAAAAACTTGTAATAATTAAAAAAATATTTTTACTTTAGCCAAAACAAAACTATAACAAATGAAAACTTTTAACGATTTTAATATTGATGTCGGCAATAAATCAACCGGCAAAATTAAAACACAATGCCCGGAATGCAGCGCAACACGTAAAAACAAACGCGACAAATGTTTGTCTGTTGATTTGGATCAAGGTTTATTTAATTGTCACAACTGCGGATTCAGCGGTACAACTAAATTTCAGAAAAAACCCGAATACGTTAAACCCGAAAAAATAAAAGTAAATCTGACATCGCGAGTTGTTGAATGGTTTAATAAACGAGGGATAACAGAACCAACTTTGGTACATTGGAAAATCGGCGAATCATTACAGTTTTTCCCGCAAATAGGTAAAAAGCGCCGCGCAATTAATTTCAATTACTACCGTGATAATGAATTGTTAAATGTAAAATATAGAGATTCCGAAAAGAATTTTAAAATGGTTTCTGGCGCTGAACTTGTATTTTACGGCCTTGACAATGTCAAAGAAATGGAAACGGTTTATATTGTTGAGGGTGAAATGGATGCGCTTTCATTACACGAATCCGGTTTGTATTCCGTTTGTAGCGTTCCAAATGGTGCATCAAAAGGAAATCAACGT